GGCGCAAACCCCGCCGCCACAAAGGCAGTCGTGGCCAGCTGCGTGCTGTTGGTGCCCGGCGAAGCAGTGGGCGCCGTGGGCGTGCCCGTCAGGGCCGGAGAATTTGCGAACAGCAGCGCGCCCGTGCCCGTCTCGTCCGTGAGGGACGCCGCCAGTTGCGCCGAGGTGGCCGCAAACGTGTTGTTGGCCAAGTCGAAGGTCTTGTTGGTCAGCGTGGCCGTGTTGGTACGCTCGGCCAGCACATGCGCCGTGGTGGCCAGTTGCGTGGTGTTGGTGCCCGCGGCTGCCGTCGGCGCAGTTGGTGTGCCCGTCAGCGCGGGATTGGCCAGCGGCGCCTTGGCGTTGAGCTGCGTCTGCAATGCACTCGTCACCCCAGCCACATACCCCAGCTCCGTGTGCGTGGCCGATACGGCCCCCGTCACGTTGGGAAACGAGGCCTTGACCGTGGACTTCAGCAAGCGCAGGTGGTCGTCGCCTTCGCTCTTCAGATCCGTGGCGCCAGGCTTGGTGGCGTCCAGCTGGTTGATGTAGGTCGCGCTTTCAACGGTCATAGGGTCCTCACTCGCATGGCAGAGCCCGAGCGCAGCGCCGCGTCATCGGCCTGCTGCAGCTTGATCACGTCAGCCTGGTACTTGGCTTCCCACAGCGGAGTACGCTCGTCTTCCATCAGGTACGGCGCGCCTTCAGCCAAGGCGCCAAACAGGTACACCCCGGGGTGGTTGGTCAGCAACCAGTTGGTGGGCGTGGTCGACAGCGCCGCAAAGCGCTGGTAGTAGTCCAGGCTCACCGTGTAGACGGCGTCCGGCGTGGGGCCGAGTTGGATCGCATCGCCCACGATGGTGTAGACCACCGGCTGGCCGTTGGCGTAGCCGCTCGGGAACTTGCGGTCCATGATCTCGGGCGTGACCACCGACAACGCCGCGGGCGGCGTGGTGTTGGTCAGCGTGATGTTTTCCATCTCCAAGAAGTCGCTGGGCAGCGTCACGGTCTGCGTGCCGGCCACGGTGCTCAGCGCCGTGTTGGTGACTTGGCGGCGCAGACGCAGGTCTCGCGCGATGCGGGCCTCGGCCAGCGTGATGAAGTCCGGAATGATGGACGTCAGGTCTGACCGCTTGAGCCAGTTGGCCACCGAGGTCTGCAGGTCGGAGTAGGTGGCAATGGCCATGTCACACCCTGCCCTTCCAGATGCGGAAATGCGCCAGCGCCGGATCGTTCAGCAGGCGCTTCTGGTGCTCGGGTGAGCGGCCCAGCTCCTGCAGCGTGATGGCGTGGTCGTTGAGGTAGCGCTCCACCAGCACCATGGGGATGCTCGCGGCCAGGCGCATGTCGCTCGAGCCCGTGTGCCCGGCGTTGTGCATGGCCTGGGCGCGCTCGGCGTAGGGCGTGCAGTCCTGCGTGGTGCCGGTGACGAGCGCCCCGTCTTGCAGCGCCACGGTGGTCACCACCCCGGGCGCAGCGGCAATGTCCGTGCGCAGCATCAGGAGTTGTCCAGCGGGACGACGTTGACGTTGCCCGCCGCGGTGCCCTGGATGTAGGCGATGTGCGTCAGGCCCTTGGGCACGTGCATGATCACCGAGTCCGCCGGCTGGACCATCACATCATTGGTGGTGGCGGTCACGGTGGAATCACCCACCTTGACGTAGCACTCGTTACGCGCTGCCACGCGGATGTAGTTGGGGGCTCGACCGGACGAGTCGTTGGGGATGGCGGTGCGGGCCGACGCCGCACCGGTGGCCGCGGAAAACCCGCTGGCCGTCACGGAGATGAACGCTCCGCCGAAGATTTGAGCCATGTGCTGCTCCGACGTCTCTCGACGCTGGGAGAAATGAAAAGGGGCCCCGAAGGGCCCCCGTGCGTGCAGTGCGTCAGGCCGGAGCCAGGTGCACCGTGATCGAGCCCACCGCCGAGGTGGCGGTGCCTGTGAGGTCGTAGCTGAGCGCGTCACCCACAGCCAGCAGCAGGTCACTGGCGGTGGTGGACAGCGTGAGCGACTGGTTGGCGTTGGCGGTGCCCACCAGGTTGTGCGAACCCGTGTGCAAGACCGTGCCGCTGGCCGGGGCCGTGGCGGTGGGGGTCTTGCGGATCTGCGCCGTGCAGGCGCCGCCCGTGCCCGCCACATCGACGCGGCCACGGATGGCCTTGACCACGTAGGCCCGGTCGGCCACGAAGAACGTGCAGTCCACCGTAGAGGCGGTGTAGTTGATGGTCACCGGCACAAAGCCTTCGCCGCCCGTGCTGGCGTTGCCCACCATCCCGAGCGAGGAGTCGGGGTTTTGCTTGATGTCTACAGACATGTCTGGTCCTTTCAGAAATGGAAAAGGGGAGCCGAAGCTCCCCTTTGTCGAATTGGCTCGGTCAACGAGCGTGCGTCAAACCCTTGCGGATGTTGGCAATGGTGGTCTTGCCAACGCCGTACAGCTTGCCCAACCCGCGTGTGCCGGGCGGTGTGCTTCGGATGTGATCAATGGCTTCTTGTGTTAGCGGCTTGTTCACGTACTTCTCAGCGTCTTGCTTGACCACGCCGCTGCGGCGCCGGATGCGCTTGATCGTGCACACATCCACCCCGAAACGCTCGGCCAATTCCTTGGTCTTGCCAACCGTTGAGCAAATCAGGTCAATGTCGGCCTGATCTTTGAAAGCCGAATTCCAATGCTTGACGCCAGACGGAAGGCCTGACACCTTGCGCCCCTTTTCGAGCATGTCTTGCACGTTGTCGGCTTGGGTGCCCAACTGCAGGTGCGCAGGGTTCACACACAGCCGGTTATCGCAGGTGTGCATGACCACATAACCGTGCGGCGGCGGCCCACCTTCAGGGATCTCGCCTCTGAATATGAGCCACGCCACGCGATGAGCAAGCAGCACACCTCCTTTTTGGACATACCGCTTGCCGTTGACCTCGCCGCCGATGAGGCCGTAACCGTGCCCATTGACCCTGCCGGTCCAGTTCCAGCACCCCGTTTGCGGATCCATCGCAAACCGCTGAGCAAAACGCTCGTTGACCGAGCCAACCCTGGTCCTACGCATACCACCCCCACACAGCAATGTGCCGCATGGGGGCAGTATAGCGTATTACCGTTTACAAAATATCATAAACAGCACCGTGGGCCTTGGGCGCGCGGCACTCCAGCGTGTACTCCACCACCAGCTCGCGCTGCTCGGCGTCACCCGTCTTGGCCAGCTCGATGGTCTGGAACGGGCGCAGGTAAGCGATCGCCAGCTTGTCGGACTGCAGGACGAAGACGTCACGCGCGGCCATGAAGCGGTTCGGTACGCACTGCAGCGTGCCGAAGTCGCTCACGTAGAAGTCCACCGAGCTGTACAGCTTCGCGTCCTCGCTCTTGTCAAAGCGAGTCGCGTTGCCGGTGAAGCCGGAGAACGTCTGCTTGGCCGCTGGGGGCAGCATGACCATGTCGGGCTCGCCGCCGGCCGAGTAGACCTGCTGCAAGACGTCCTTGACCTGCGCCTCGGTGAAAGCGCGCTGCGTGCCCGCGGTGTAGCCGGTGTTGGCGGTGTAGCTGGCCAGCGTGCCGCCGTTGCGGTTGACGTTGTCCACCACCCAGCCGCGAAGACCACGCGAAGACCGCGGGGAGGTCGCCAGCACATCGTTCTGGGTCAGGCCCAGCTCCATGTCGCGCTTGATCTCCAGCGAGGCCAGGCTGAGCTGGTAGGCCAGCTCGTCCTTGCGCCCGGCGGGGTTCATCGCCTGCTGCGTGCCCGACACCACCACCTTCTTCGCAGAGATCTGCGTGCGGTTGTTCAAGCGCGCGGTGACCGTCACGGTCTTGGCGGTCAGGTCGTCGCCTTCGGCCTGGGCGTTGGCTGCCGCCGCGGCCAGCTCCTGCACCTGCCACTCGTGCAAGGTGTTGGAGGCCTTGGACTTGCTGGCCATGTTCAGCACCGGCGTTTGCGTCGGGCTGATGCGGTAGATGATGTCGGTCAGGTCTTCCCGGTTGCCGATTGCGGCGGTGGTCAGGAAGGTATTGGTTGGTGCAGCCATGGCTGCCTCCTTTCAGCGCCTCTCGGCGTTAGAAGTGGTTGATCACAAAATTGCTGCGAACGCGCGGGCGGCGTCTTCCACCTTGCCCGTCTTGTTCAGCTTCAGGTACGCCGCGGTGCGCGGCGTGATGCCGGGGTTGTCGCCCTGGCCGGGGCGCTCCACCTTCTGCGGCAGGGCGCTCACCTTCTTGGCCGCGGCCGATGCCTTGCCGACCATCTGGTCGTACAGCATGGCTTTGCGCGCCAAGATCACGGCCCGCGCATCGGCGATGCCGTCGATGGCCTCTGCCTCGTAGCCCTGGCCCGCCAGGTACTCGCGCAGCGCCACCTTTTCGGCCTTGGCCTTGGCCTCGTCCTTCCAGTCGGGCAGCTTGGCAAGAAGGTCTTGCTGCTGCACTTCGAGCTGGCGAACGTAGGCCTGTTGTGCCAGGGCCTGCTGCTGGGCCGCTACCTGCTGCTGCTGCCCGTAGACCTGCTGCAGCGTGGCTTGTCGCTCTTGAGCGATGCGTTGCTGCCTCAGGTACTCCACCGGATCAGACTGGAGCAGTTCGTCCCAGTTCACTTTCTGCTGCTCTTGCAGCGCGCCTTCCAGTTGAGCCTGCATCCTCTGCAGGTTCGCGGCGTAGGCCTGCCGCTCCTGTTGCGCCTGAGCGATCTGGGCCTCGGCAGCTTTGCGCTGCTCCGCGGCTTCCATCGTCTTGCGCGTGTAGTCCGCCTGGCGCTGGTAGCCGTTCTTCAGCTCAGAAAGCGGGACCTCCACGTCCTTGCCGTCGATCTTGACGGTGACCGTGGTGTCCTCCTCCTGGGCTTGCGGCTCGGCAGCAGCTTCGGGCTGCGGCTCGGGCTCGGCTGTAGCTTCGGGCGGGGCTGCTTCAGGTTCAGCAGCCGCCTCGCGGTCGGGCGGTGGCGCATCCATCGCGGCCGACAACAGGCTTACGGCTTGGTTGACGTCAAGCGCACCGTTGGATCCAGTCTCCTGGTTGTCCATGTTTTCAACTCCTCGGGCGGCGCATCACTGCGTTGACCCATGCAGACAACAAAAAAGCCACCCGCAGGTGGCTCTTCCAAGAGGGTTGTCCTTCCTCTGAAGTCGTTACAGCTCGTGGCGCTGGCCGGCGCTGTCCATCCAGCCCAGCGGGCCCAGCTGCACCGGCACGTTCCAGTTGCCGTGCACCAG